CATTACTATCTAATACATCCATGTCATATCTACAAATAGCATTCCCGTCAAATAATGTTGAGTGGCCACTAAATCTTACATTATTCTGATTGTTAGTGATACTAGAGGTAAGGGTAATATCTTGCATATCAGCGTTGCTTGGATTACTTGAACGAATTTGAAATTCACCCTGATAAAACTGTGTTATTGGAACTTCAAGTATAACTTGATTTTGAGATATACCATATGTATACGATGTAGTTGTAGTGGTAGTTGTAAAAAATAAGTTAGTAAAATTATTATTAATTTTACCAAACGCTACCCTTAACGGATCACCGTTGCCATCATTAGGTGTTTCACCAATATTAATGTATTCTTGACTGCCATATGTAATTGTACTATTAGCAAGAGCCAATGTAGAAGTAGATGTGTCTATTGGGGTAAGTTCTAATGGTTTTGTAACTTTTTGCTTTTGTCTAATAAGAACTGGATTGTTTGCTCTACTGTCGAATCTATTAGTAATATAAACATTACCAATATTAAGATTATTGGTGTTACTAGTAGGGCTAGATTGGTTTGTAGGATTGACTACTTCAACTACTGCAGGAACGTTTGAATCACTTGTTGGGAAAGAAAATACATTATTGGCTACATTAGCAAAAGCCGTACTTAATGGATCTGCATTAGCATTGCTTGGTTGACTTCCTGTATTAATAAATTCCTGTGACATGTAAAATCCTAGACCTATAGAGTATTTATCAAAAGCCGAACCAATTCTTCTTTGGAGCTTCAATAATTATAGGGGTCTTACTACGCTGTATCTCTTGCAAAGCACGTATTGCTTCCATTTTTACTTGATTGTCTGAACTCTTTGTCATCTCAATCAATACACTTATCCTAGCCGCTTCACTCATTGTGGCATCTCTACTTATGGATTTTTGTGCTTCTAGGTATAACTCAAAGTCATTATTGGTGGCACAGCCGGCTAGCAATACAGTCAATAATATAAAATACTTCATAATATGCTATTATTTTACGTTATCAAATATCTTTTTCTGTTCATTATACCAATCTTGCCATCCATCTACCTTAGTTGAACATTCATAGTAAAGTGAATAGTTATGTACAATAACTTTAAGCATTTCTGTAATAGCTACTTTATCGCCCTCAATCTTTTTAAGACTTTCACATTTTTTCATCAGTTCAGGGGTAGCATTGGGGAACTTTTGTTTTACTGGTACTGTTGTAGAGCAGCCGGCTAATAATAAAATAATTAAAAGATATTTCATTTTGTAGCCGCCTTATTCAACTCAGTAGCTTGATTATGTAGGTCTATGATTTCTTTAGGTACAGGGCAGTTCTCAATATACTTGATAACTTCCTCTTTTTTGACTACTTCTTTATCAATGTACTTAATAACATCACGACCCTTTTCACGGATAACCTTAGTCTTTTCTACAACTTTTTCTTGGATCTCTACATTTGTAGTAGCTGATTTAGCTTCAGCTTGTGCTACTTTAGCTTCCATCTCTTTGACTCTAAGTTCCCACTCTTTATAGTCGGCTAATCCGCCCTCAAGATATACACCAAAGACAAGTACAATAATGCTACAAATTTGTATAGCAAATTGATATGTTTTGACAAAAGGAATGAATCCTAGGACGAATCCTGCTATTGTGCCCAAAATACCTAATCCAAAGATTATATGTATTGCGGCGTCGGGTAGTATTGATAGTATCCACATAGTATTCTTATTTATGCCCGGGGATATTTATTCTTAGGAAGTATTTTGGTGGCTATCATATCAGTTCCACAAAAACATTGTTCAATTTTACAGGGTATATAGTTATCAATAAATGATATATTATCATATATACTACGTTTTTCACCCTGTTCGCACACACCTCGATAGATAACGTCATGGTCAATTCTCATTGTAAATGATCCTATATTACAATCCCAACCTAAAAATTTATTTTGTTGTTGCTTCATCAACTGTTGGGGTTCACTATTAAAAGAAAGGTTGTTACTATATGTTATTTTTAGATTATGATTTATTTTATATTTAGGGTCTATTAAAGATTTTACTTTGGTATCTTTGCGTAATCCGGGTATCCAATTTTCAGATTTCAATTTAGTTATTTCTTCTGTTGTATATTTTGAATATATATCCTGATCTCCCATCATTGCTTTAACCGTTATGGTTGCTCCGGTATTTTTAATTAAATAGTCCTGTGCTTCAAATGCGGTGTCTAATGTGTTATATACATGAGTAATCAAACATATTACTTCTGTGGGATCATTGTGAAATAAATTTGCAACTTCTGCAATATGATGATAATCATTTGTTTGTTCACTATGATATGTTAAAAACAAATAATCCATTAATTTTGATTCTTGCAATTCTTTCCACCATCTGATAGTTCGTGAGCCATTTGATATCATACTTATCATTGCCCCTTTAGACTTTATATATGCTAGTAAAGGAATAAGATCAGGGTATAAAGTAGGTTCACCACCTGTAATTTGTATCCAAAATGGCACATCTCCGCATGCTTCAACTAATTTATCAGTATACTCTTTGTATTTTTCTAAGCTAAACCATCGTTGACTTCCGTCTTTATGTTGGGTCCCGCAAAAACTACAATTATGGTTACATACATTATGTATCTTCCATTCAATAAATTTATAGTCTGATTGAATTGCTTTTTCTACTTTAATTGGGAATATCTTCATTAGCTATTTATAAAACTCTATAACCTTACTTGCAATATATTCTACTTCTTGGTCATTCAATTCTGGATATAAGGGAAGACTCAGTACTCCCCTAGACAACAACACACTATTACTTAATAGATCAGGTTTAGTTAATTCTTTCCCAATTGGTAAATCACCCAACACATATTCATAATGTATTTTACTGTCTATTCCGTCAGAAAGTAAATGAGTGTGTAATGAATTTCTATCGGCTAGGTACATCACAAACTTTTGATGGGCATGAGGGTCTTTTGTATCTGATAAACAATTTATTGGTAAATCTTTAAATTTATCACACCAGTATTTTGCTATATCACTTCTACGCTTCTGCCACTCATCTATATATTTTGTTCTAACTAGAATTTGAGCACAATCTTGTTCGCTCATCTTACTATTAGATCCAGCATCGTGAAAATAAGGCTTGTTGTTATCTCTATAACTTGACGCATATAGATATAATTTTTCATCATTGGTAACAATAGCACCACCGTTACCCGAACTGGGTAAGTTCTTTGTAGGGTCAAAACTTATTGACATACCACTACCCACATCACCCTCACATGCTAACCAATGTTGTGCTCCATCAACTATTACACCATATGCATTTGAATAGCTAGCATTAGGCCATGGTTTACGACCTGCAAATCCCATTACACAATCGTATATACCACCTCTACCAGTCTCAATGTTAATAACACCGTTCTTGTCAGTATCAGCTAATTCAATATCCCACCCAGCAGTTAGAAATGCATTTAGTGTTGCTGGATATGTTAGATTGGGAACACGAATCGTAGGATTTCCCTCCATAGTATCACTATGTTTAATCTTTTTCCAACGTGCAATAATTTCTAATGCTTGTGTACCACTATGTACAGTTATAGCATATTTTGTTTTGGTGCGGTGTTTAAGCCATTCTTCAAATGACCGTGTATAATGACCACCGACTAGTTTACCGTCTTTGAGGGCACGGTCTGTAGCATCTAGTAACTCATCTCTTAGATTGCTGTACTGTCTTGCTAGACCAAAATGGGGAATTACTAAGCCACTCATAATATCTTTCAAATCCTTCTTCTACATCTACTTTAGGATCATAACCAAAGTCTCTACGAGCGGCATCTATGTTTAATGCACCTCGACTAGGGAAGTCTTTATCTTTATCTTTAACTACTAATGTTCCGCCACCTGCTAATTTTAATGCTAACTGTGCCGCTTCTAACAAAGTACGACTGTGGCTCTTAGTAATATTGTATGTCTTGTTGTCTGTGTTATCGCTTAATGAGGCTGCAACAATTCCGTCTGCGGCATCTTCTACATATGTAAAGTCTAACGTTTCATTAGCACCATTAACATTCAATGTGCCACCTCGCATTGCTGTAAGCATAAACTTAGCAATAACACGATCCTCAACATCTAGTTCACCATACACAGCACTTGGACGAATGATAGTGTGGCTAAAGCATCCGCGACGGCTATAATCTTCAACTAATCGTTCTCCGGCTAGTTTCATAATGCCATACTGACCTTGTGGCTTACAGTTATAATCTTCTGTTACATCATCAGTAAAGTCGCCATATACCATTGAACTACTAATATAAACAAATTTCTTTATTTCATGTTTCTTACTAACTTCACACAAATTCAATAGACCTTCCATCATTGTTTTTGCTCCCATAGTTGGATTAGCATTAACAACTTTTTGTCTTGGAAAGCTAGCCATATGAATTACAATATCAAACTTGTATCTACCAAATAACCAATCAATACTCTCACTAGAAATGTCAATTGCATGTATACTGCCGGGTTGAATTTTCTTCAGACGTTCTGTCATTAAATAATCTATCTCATCTTGTGGGATGATGCCGTAGTTAGTTCGTATATCGGTAATAGCAACACGGTGCCCCATACGTTGTAATCTATCTACTACGTTATGCCCAATTAGTCCTAATCCGCCTGTAACTAGTATATTACTCATATTTTAATTTCCAAAATGTTAATTGTTTGTGTGTTAGATATGCTCTAATATGATATACATAACTATAATTGTATAAGTCATTGTTACGATGCCAACTGGGTGTAGGATTAGAGTTTTCCATTATCCACTTACCAGCTTCTGTTTGCTGCCACTCATATATAGGTTGTGCTACAAACAAATCAGGATCTTCAACATCACCCATTCTAATAGTATGAACTACATGAGTAATGCTCACAGTCTCTTCCCCGGTATCAGATACACGTACCTGATACTTAGGTCTAAGTTCAGTATCAGACTGCCATTGTTGCTTTAATTGGGCCATGACTTTGATAGTTCTCCATATGTATATCTGCCATTGTCATTTCAAAGATGTTATTCTTTTCTGCATTCAACATCAATGTAGGCAATGGGTAAGGTTCACGTGTTAGTTGTTCTTTGACTTGTTCAATGTGGTCTTTATAGATGTGTGTATCACCTGTACTGATAACAAGTTCACCTACTTTTAAGCCACAGTGATGTGCCAATAGATGTGTAAGTAATGCATAACTAGCAATATTAAAAGGTAAGCCCAGAAAAACATCAACACTACGCTGATACATATGGCAAGATAGTTCTTTATTTTTGTTGACATAGAATTGACTCATAACGTGACAAGGGGGTAATGCCATTTGGTCTAACTCGCTCACGTTCCAAGCACTGAGAATATGCCTGCGTCCATTAGGATCTTCAACTAACCCTTTAATGAGATTTGCCAATTGGTCAATTTCTGTTTGGTCAACGGCAAGGCGTGTGCCACCTTTGTGCGCCGGGCCCATATCTTTTTCTGTGCGATAGTTGTTCCAATGCCGCCATTGTACTCCGTATACACGTCCGAGATCACCTTCAAATTTCGCTTTGTGTTTCCAATAGGGTGATAACGCATTTGGTGTCCAGATAGTAACTTTGCCTTCGGCACTACCATGGGTGAGTTCTGCCAATCTACGCTCATCACTACTGCCTTCAATAAACCACAGTAGTTCGCCGACACAAGCTTTCCAAGCAAGTTTTTTAGTTGTGACAGCTGGAAAGCCCCTACGCAAATCAAAGCGAATATGACGTCCAAAAACACTATGGGTGCCAACACCAGTTCTGTCATCTTTAATTTCTCCGTTGTCTAATATATCTTGTAGTAATTCTAAATATTGTTTCATAAATTATTATATCATGTTAATAAGAAAAGCCCCGAGTGTTCAGGGCTTTTTGATTGAGTTAAAGTTTACCTAATAGTCTATCAGTTTCTGGTTGTACCGTATCCGCAATACTTTGTACATTAAGAACAAATTCTACACTTACAATAGAATCTTCCAACTCATTTAATTTACGACTTACAGCATCCTCTACTTGATCTGGATCCAAACCTTGTTGAAGTAACTTCTGAATATTAATCGTTTGTTGCTTCTTACCTGTTAATTTGATAATTAATTTTTTAATAAACTCTACAGGTATTTTGTTCTTCTCTACATCTTCAAGGATGTGTTCCCATTTATCGATAAAATCAGGCGACATTAGTTATTTTTTTTGTAGTTTTTTTCTTTGCTGGTGTTGCTACTTCAGCCACAACCGCTGCCTTTTTAGCCTTAGCTGGTTTAGGAGCTAGTGATGGATCTAATGTTTGTGCTTCTGTAGTTAAACGTTGTGCTTCAGCTAATAAGCCTTTTGCTTCACGTTCCATTTTTTGTGCTTGTTCAATACGTTGTTTAGCTAATGAGGCGTCACCTAGTGCATCACCTGATGGGGCGACTACTGGTGGTTGACCTTTTTGTCCACGCATTCTACGTGCTACATCAGCCGGATCTTGTAATCCCATACTCTTATCCATCTCAGCCATACGCTTAACAGCTTCCTCACCTAATTTCATTTCATCAAGCATCTTATTAAGTTCATTCAACTTAATACGTGTGTTTGGTGCAGGTGTCATTACAATCATTTCTGTATTGACTTTCTTTAATTGACCTTCAGCATGTAAAACTTGTAGTATTGGTCTACCATCTTGTGTATAGCTTCTGTTTAATGCGTCAGCTAAATTTTCACTATTTTGACCAATATCGCTTTCAATACACCTAATTAATGAATCATGTATATTCTTATTGATTGTTTCCGTATATGTTACTAAGCACATATGAGGCTCGCCTGGTACTTCTCGGAAAATTACAGCTACTTTTCTGTCCCCGTGTTTCCCTACGTGTCTTGTAAAACTCATATTATGTTCTCCTTGTAATATGCTAAACTTATTTAATAAGAAATTTGTTCTCTACAAAATTTCCATATGCCCATTTACGACCATTTAAGTTCATAAAAAACTGCTTCCTGTGGATCTTCAAACGCAATACAACTAGGGTTAATTAATTCATATATACTGCTACTAATTATAGGATATGTAATACTAAATCTACCATTCAATTTATCTAAAACCCATTGTTTAGATTCTTCTGTACATGGATGTGAGGTTACTACAAAATGTTTAGGAGTATATGTTAATTCTCTCTCACTAAACCAAGTAATAGGATCCAATTGATATTCTATCATTTTGTTAAATTATCTAACATCTTATACTTCTCCCAAGCTTCAACTACTGCCGGAGTAGAGTTATCATTGGTAGGAACAACTTGCATCCATAATCCGTGACCTAATTTTGCTGGATGATTATACGGATAACTATGCCCGGCTCTGCGACTTTCATCATCAAATACTCTAGGTTGGTGTATTCTACCTGAGAAATATAATCTAGTAGCTAGATTTTTTACTTCGTTCAAATCATAATCACCTAAACCATATTGTGCAGGATTACGGGCATTAGGATTACCCTCTGCGTGATAT